TACGCGCCCACGATGGCTGCCGTACGGTTGGGAATGAACCCAACGCCAGCCATCGTGGGCGCGTATTCAGGCTCACCCGGTTCCACAGCCATCTTGACAACGTTCTTCGCCTCGCCGCGACCGTCTTTCTCGATGTCGAGGCGGGCGACGAACTCCAGACCGTCCAGTTCATGAAAGCCCTGGATGCGGCGGGCTGCTGCAGCCTGGGGCGTGTTGTCGTCGGGGCGGACGTTACGCGCCGAGTTCAGGGCTGCCCGCACAAAAGTGCGACCCATGTTTCCCCAGGTGGGTCCCTTGCTGCTGTACAGGCCAATGTTCGACCACAGCTTGCGACGGGCATAGTCGCCCTCGAGCACGACGAACTCACAGGCCAGGAAGATGCTGCCGGTCTCAAAGCTCTGGGTGGCGTAACCGCCGACCCAGCCTTGACTGGGGTCGTCGTACCCACCTGGTTTGACCGTCATCCGGACCTTGGCGACCGTGCCCTTGGGGATGAGGTCGAAGGATTGCTGTTGTTCGGCGTCGTTGAAATCGGACCAGTTGGACATGAATTACTCCTTGGGTGTTTGGGATGTGGGAATGCCAGAGGGCATGCGGGTGGCAGCGGCACACTTGTCGATGAGGGTGCGCAGGTTGGGCGGCTCTTGCAGGTCAAGCTGGCCAGAGCGGTCCTTGGCGGGGTAGCCATAGGGGTTGAGCGTGTGGGTGATGAAGGCGCGGTAACTGCTACCGTCCTCAGCCTTGATCTCGGCCAGGGTGACGACTTCATCGACGATGCCGGGCAGTTCGGCAGCGGTTTTGGAGCCCTCAATCTGCGGCACGAACACCTTGCGGTTGAAGTCGTCGAGCTTCTCGTCGAGGATGGCGACAAACACCACGTGCTTGCCCCGGGCGTGCTGCAGGTGGGTCAGCGCAGTGAGCATTTCCTGGCCCAAGAGGCCGTAGGCCCCGCGGGTGTCGGGCTTGCCGGTGCGCTCAGACATGGCCTGCGGCTGGACCTTGGCCCAGATGAGCGCCAGACGTGCCAGCACCGTGATGCTGTCGACGAAGTAGGTGTCGTACTTGGCCAGTTGAGCCGGATCGCCATAGCGCTCGCAGACATGGTCGAAGTGAGCCTGCGAGTACGGAGCGTCGGCAGGCAGCGCAGGATTAGGGCCAGCCAGGAACACCACCAGGTCGCGGAACTCTGGCCAGGTGGCGGGGCGCACACAGTCGCCATGCCAGTCCTTGACTGCAAGATCGCCGGCCTCCAGGTCCACGAACAGCGTGCAGTCTTCGGGTAAGGTCTTGAGCTGGGTGGTTTTGCCAATGCCGGACTTGCCGAGCAGCACCAGCTTGACGCCTTGCTTTTCCGCCAAGCGCTGGGATGCGCTGATGATTGGAAGGACCATCACACACCTCCTTCATCAAGGCTGATCTCAAACGTAGCCTTGCCAGCCTCGACTGTGCGTGCGTCAGCAAATTGCTGCTGCAAGGCCGGTGGCCAGTTGGTGTAACGGGACTCGGGTACCGCCAGCTTCACGTCGAGATAGCTCTCGACGGCTTCGCCCGAGGCGACAATGCGCTCGGCAATGGCCTTGAGTTTTTTCTGGTCCCAGGACACTTTCTTGGGCAACTCAAACTTCACATGCAGACCATCGAGGTTAAAATGGGCGGTACCTAAGTCGCGCGAGGAATCGCGCAGGGCTTCACGCCCTTGGGCACCGAAGCGCTGCTCCAGGGCAGCGTCCACCTTGGTGCGTGCGCTCTTAAGCCAAGCGATGGCCTGGTCGAGGTTGGAATCGACCTCGTAGAGATGCTGGGAAGGCAGGCTGGCCAGTTGGGCAACGGACATCTCGGCGATGTCAGCGGGGAAGACGGTCAGATCAGTCATGGCCAGCCTCCTTACTGATATGCGCGAGCAAATGTTGAGAACCGGGCCACCTGGCGCTCGAACGCCTCTATGGCAGCGATCTGATACCGGACACGCGAACCCAGCTTGCAGAAGACAGGGCCCTGGTGGTTTTGACGCCAGCGACGCAGGGTTTTGACGGAAAGCCTCCAGCGCAATGCCAGTTCGTTTTCGTCAAAGACTTCGGGAGTGACTTCGGGATGACGCGTTACGCGGCTGCCGCCGATGCGTCGATGAGATGGGTTTGAGATTTGCATTTCGATGTGCCTCCTGTATGAAATGGGCACATCGAAGTCTCCGCACGGGTTTGCGGTCGATTTATGGTTTCGTTTATGGTCGGTTTTATGGCTTATTCAACGCACTTCGTCGTATGCGATACCGACCACGTGACACGCGCTCGAGATATTCATCTCGGACCTGCCTGCTGCCAAGTGCATCCTCGAAAGACTGGTAGCCCGTTCCAAGGATTTCGTTGACTTCAGCCCAAGACAAGATGGGTGGTTGAATTTCCGAACCACCCCACATGACTTTCATGATCCGAGCCCGTTCAGGCGCCAACTCGCGAGACATTGGGAAATGCGGCAGCTTGATGCGCGTGCCGTTGAAATACTGCTGCGGCTCAGGTTCCTCACACCGGTTGGCAAAGCCACGCAACAACCGATCTAACGCCAGCGTGTCCCAATTTTCGGACTCGCTTTCGATGTTGCAAAACTCCGCCAGGCCCCGAACAGCGTGTCCGTGTTTCTGGTGTTGCATGGCCATGCCATGCACGAAGATCACGCCGGGCATTTGCCAGACTGGGTCACCCAGTACACGCGCCAGCTGATCGTGCGGTGATCGTGACAGTTGTACCCCTACGAAGATCGGGGCAAAGTCATGTGTTCCTTGAATGCGCAAATCCCCCAGATGCCAGAGGTGGTTTGCGACCCTCACTGTGTTTTTTGCGAGTCGACGTTGCTCGATGCCCATGAGCGCGGCCAAGTCAACCAGCCATTGATCAACGTTGCAAGAAAAGACCGCGATTTCCGATAAAGATCGCGAGACAACGCGGCCACGATGCTGAAGGCTGCGGTACCGATAGATGCCGGCAACTTCGTCGATCTCCACCTCGACTTCCGCCTCTCCATCCAGAACAGGCACCATCACATGGGTCAAATGGCCCACGGGCGACGCCCATTCATTCTTGATGAATGCCGTGGCGCACCGGCCCAAGTCGCTGGCACAAACCGGGGTATCCGGCTGCCGAAGCGATTCCAGCAGGCGCAGGAAATCGACGTGCATGAGTTCCCCTTACAGCAGGCGCAAAACACCCAAACGTCTGAGCTGGTCAAACACCCGCCTGCGGTCGTCCTCGGTCATTCGGTGGGTCAGCCCATTGGGCGCTGTGATCTGCACTGACACGTTGTGCGCCCGGCGGCTGGGTTGTGTCGCCATCCGAAATGTCAGTTTCACTTGGCTGAGGGCATAGCCGCTCAAATCATCCAAACCAAAATCGTCGTATGCCACGGCGTAGATGTCGCGCAGATCACGGGGATCGCGTGTCACCAGCGCCGTGCTGGCCAGTTGCTGGTGGATGGTTCGGTCGGTGGCCTGCTCCTCGAATCGCTGGTTGATCAGTCTCGTGATGCGCAGCTGCAAAATGGAGATGCGTTCGATGCCATGGATCCGCTCGTGGTCGATCCGCCGTAGCATTTCAGGGCTGGCGAAGCCGAGCAAATCAAATTCCAGCACCGGCATGTCACGGATATCGACGTCACAAGCCAGGACCTCGTCGCGGAAGGCTTGCGCCAGCGGGGCACGGATTTCACGATCCTCACAAAACACGCTGAGTGAACCCGTTCCAGGATCCCAAGAGAAGCTGGCCGAGGTGGCGGCAGGCTCCTCGTGTTCGACCACCTCGCCACCAGCGACCTGCTGAAAATGGGCAACAGTGCCATTGAAGATGGCGGTCAACGTGTGCGAGATTTGTGGCGCGTCATCACCTTCATCTGCATTACCGCGCGCTTCCTGCCGAGTGAAATACTCGATCAAGATTTGGTCTGCCGGCACATGAGGGAACAATGATGCGATTCGTTGGCGCAGGCGCACCTCAATATCGCGGTCAAATTGAAACGCTGCACCCTGGGGCCCCAGGTAGTGGCTGGCATAAGCCTCGCTTTTCCATTGGCGATGCAGGACCTGCAAGCGTTCTGCGTTGTCGAAACGGGAGCCTTTGTGCTGGCCAGGGGCCGGATGATGTTCTTGCCGCAGGTACAAATACAGCGCCTTGCTGCAGCGGTCGGTCGGCGACATCAAAATTTCCTGATCCGCGTCTTCGTGCAGCAAGGCATCAGTCGCTTGCGCGCCGTAGGGGTCATCAAGCAGCATCACCCGCTCGGCAATGGCGTTTAGTTCTGCGTGGCGCTCCGAAGGCTCCTGCCGAAGATGATCGAAAAGCGTCCTTCTGGCCTGGGGCGACCATCCCCCACCGTCGGCCTGAACCAGCTCTGGAAGCTCCCGGCAACCGTGCCGCTCCAGCATTTGAGTCAGCAGTACCGTGCGTTTGCATTTGCGCACCAGGGCCACGAAATGGGCCATGTTGGGCAAAATCTCAGGACCGCCATCGGTCTGGCGTTTGCGAGGAACTTTGGTCTTGACAGGCGCTGTGCCCACCACAGCATCTGCTGGCTCTTCTTGTTCAACGGCTTTCATGAAGGACTCACTTTCTGAAATACGCGATTGCGCGAACAGTTAATTCACATCTCCAAAAAAAGCCGGCAGCGCGCCGGCCAGCGAGTCTCTGAGACTCAGCTCAATGTCGTCGAGCACTGGTCATGCCGTAGCGCTCCAAACGAACCTGGATAAAACGGGGGGTAACGCCGAACACCATGGCCAACTCGCAAACAAAATCATCTGCTCCTGGATCCAACATGCGTGGCAGTTCCGGCAGACACAGACTCATGGTCGGGTGCTCAAGATCCAGCATGGGGTCATGTTCGATGATCAGTCCATGTGCTGGAGCTATCTCATGTATGACTTCCGCCAGCACGCCGCGCGGCACCAGCAATGAGCCCATGAATTCATTGGCACGAAGCTCCGCAAAATACTCGGGGCTTTGTAACGCCTCAGCAGATTTCC